ATTATCTGTATTACTTTCTTTCAGATTTTGAATATCAGCATTACAATTTTTTATATTCTGCCTTTCAAAATTTGAAAGTCTGCTTTTCAATTCTCGCTTTCTTCCATCAAAATTTTGAATGTATAAGTATCCACATTCAATAAGTTTTGAAATTGCTGTCGATACCTTCGTTTTACTGCATTGGCAGAACTCAGCAAGATGCTCGTTACTTGCATAGCATCCCTTTTCGCCTTGGTCTAAGCTGTCAATTTCCATAAGAATAACTTTATCAAGTGCATTAAGCCTAGTGTCTAGCCACACTTTCTTTGGAATCCATACGCCCTTGAAATCTCTGCTTTCGTTCATGTTTTTGCTTCCTTTCTTTTCTACTTTATGATTTTCCATGTGATTGTCTTTATAATAGCAGAAAACCGCATCACATTAAGTCCGCCAACCTAATGCAATACGGTTCATGTACCTATTCAGTTTCATTCACTGCTATTCAGCAATGGCGGTCACTGAATAGGTGGTGTAGATTTTTGCTACTCTATAATATTATCATCATAATGTGATTAAGTCAACACATTTTGCCGACTTTAGTTTCTTTTTGAAACTTCTTGATGTCTCTACTCGTAACGATGCTGATTGTGTACTCTGGATATTTGTATTCGAACAGTTTTTGCTTTAAACGAAAAACGTCAGTAATTACCGCTGTAGAGCCTTTTACGTCTTCAATGATATAACTATCATCTTCACACAAGATGTACCTGAAATCGGCTTTATACACGGTTTTACGCCATGTCTTGCCATTCTTCTTGAATGATGGTATAAGCTCAAAAGAAGGCTGTAATTCCAACCCTCTTATAACCCCCGCACGTTCCAGAATCTTCAACTGTGCATACCGTTCAGCTTCAAGCTTTGAATCAAACTTGATGCCATCAGCAACCGTCTTTGTATTGTGATACTTTCTGTACAAATAAGTCACCTCACAGATAGTTTTTCCCGAAAATGTCAATGAACTCGCTTGTAGTCCATGAATACTCGTCCATGGCTCGTTCCTGCCCCAACTTTTTCAGATACATATCAAATTCTTGCCCTTTTCTGCAATGAACGCCATACTCAGACATGTTGTGATCTTCAGGCCTGATGAATACGACAAGACCATACTTGATTGATTTTTTGCGGTTGGCAGTGCCGAAAAAAATCTCATGCCTATGTGTGCCCTCATAACGCTGATTGCTGTAATAATATGTGTGACCGTTAGCCTGATACATGCCATTAGGCATAATTGAATCTCTCAACTAATCATCTCCTATAAATTTAAGCTGTGCAATTTCTGACGGTGTTAGCGTTGGTATTCCTACCTCTTCGCATTCGCTTCTTACACCATCAAGCAATATAGCAAACTCCTTAGAATCCATCTGGGAACTGCCTTTATAAATCTTGTAATGTGTGAACTCCTTGCCGTTTACTTTGCCTTTGCCTATCTCCTCATAATACTTGAAATAGTCATGTAGGCTTACATCTGAACGAATGCTAACAACCTCATACTGCCCATATCGTTTAAGCATAAGAAAGTGGCATTCTTGGTTATCCATCCTCATAACACTTGCGAGCTGATTGAGGAGTGACCAATAATAAGAGTTGGCTGTAAGAGAACGCTTTTTTTTCTTTTCCTTTATCTCAAATATCTTTTCTTTATCCTGTTCAAACAGCCACGCAATTATTGCCTGTGCATTTCCAATCATGCCACTTTTCCCTCCTTAAAATGGGAGATCATATTCTTCTAAATCAAAATGTTCATTATCATTGATGTTGTCTGGTTCAGTATAGCCATTATTGTTATAGTTATTTTGTTCACGTTTCTTAGTTTCTAGAAACTCAACATGATTAACCAACACTTCTGTAACATACACTGTTCTCCCATGACTATCTTCATAATTCCTTGTTCTGATAGAGCCATTAACTGCAATTCTATCTCCTTTATGAACGTACTGCTCTAAAAGTTCAGCCGTCTTTTTCCATGCAACGCACTGAATGAAATCTGCTTCCTGCCCGTCATTTGTCTTGAAGTCCCTGTTGACTGCAAGTGTGAAACTTGCAACAGCCGTTCCATTGCCTGTCCTTCTTAGTTCAATGTCCCTTGTAGTACGTCCAATTAATACAACTGTATTCATTGTTCTTTACTCCTGTAATATTCTTCTATGATTTCCCATGCCATGTCCTCGTTTATAGGACTGTCAATAAATTTCCTGATGCCATCCCTGAGATGTATGATCTTCAAGAATTTTGCATCAACTCCGTAACTTTGCATAAGTCCGATTCTGTATAAATTCAGCTGATATGCGATTTTTTCCTTGTTTAATGCGCTGACTGTTTTAATATCCGCAATGCCAGTTTCACCATCCATCAGCATTGTCATGTCCAGTCGTCCGCATGCAATCGGCATATCATCCTTAAACAATACAAGTGGCAACTCGCTGTCCAGAACCTCGAATCCGTATTGTTTCTGCAAAAACTTAAAGTTTCGCACTGCTTCGCTTCCATCATCATAGCCCGAAACATTAAAGTTTTCGATTGCCTTATGTACTGCCGTCCCTCTTTTAGCCGCATTATTCAACACGGCAGGAGGCACGCTTGCATAATCGTTTTTATACTTCACGCCAAGAATCTGCGAGACACTTGGCAACATAAGCCCTTCATACAGATATGTGTGCGTTTCATCGAAATATTCAAGCGTACCGCCTTTAATGCTGAATGTCTCCATCATTTAACCGTAATGCGGATGGATGGTTTCACTTTTGAGATTTTGGCGTACAAGTCGTATACGTCAGGATTCTCTTCCTTGAATGTCTTGCTGTCAAACTTTTCTGTGTCATGCTCTGGAATGAATGCAATCTTCAGAAACTCGTTGTCGAGCTTTAATACGCCGTACTTCTGCATAGCATCAAGAATTTCTTTCTTCATGCTGTCCTGCTGTTTCTTAATCTCTTTCGCCTGCTTCTCAAGGCTGATGATTTTCTCACATACTTCTTTAGAAAAAGTAACGTCTGATCCCGTTCTTTCAATAATATTAGCCATTGTTTTCATCCTCGCTGTAATCAAATTTAACGAAATTATATTTGCCGATAACTCTTTTGACTGGCTTGTCTTCTGCACCTGCAAGAACACGCAATATTCTTTCCACATCCTCGCTAGATGAAGTGCAAACTGCAAGCACGGTTGCCTTTTTTTCTCCGAACTGCGTATCAACCAGAACCTCGTCACCTTTATCAATGTTGGAAAAAGCAGGTGAATAGAACAGGTATTTTTTACTATCGCCAGTGTGCTGGCATACTACAAATTGTACGTAATTATTCATGTCTATTTTCCTTTCTCTGCTTCATGTTCTTACTTATCAACTCACTTGCCTTCGACATTGGCATATCTTCCAGCTTTTCGATATTGTTCATCTTTAACAGCTTTTCAAGATTCTCGCCTATATAGATCTTGCTCAATAATACGATTTGTCTTGGTGATGCCTTGCGTTCCGTGCTGTTAGTCGCTTCGTTATCATTGCCATCCGTATCTTCCTCTGTTGCCATGCCAAGAAATGCGCCCAATGAATAACGCTTGCGGTACGTGATTTCTGCGCCCTCGTCCTGTATCTTCGCACCTTCCTTTACTGCAAACGGATAAGTATTTGTTTCAAATACATGCCCGCTCTTGTGTACAAGAATGCACTTAACACCGCACACTCCGTTTTCATCAATGCCTATAGGTTGAAGCAAAGCAAAGTTATTATTTTCCTTTATTTTGTTTAGGATGCTGTCTAATGGCACATAATCAAATGCCTTGCGCATCCATTCCCCTGTTTTTCGATTTTGCACAGAATAGTTGACCTGTGCGGACTTTTCAAGCCCTCTTAACTGATTTACCAACTCGATTAAATCAGTTGCTACTTCTTTTGTAATGTTTTCAAATCCGTTCATTTTTCTCTTTTTCCTTTCTTTTTGAAACATCCAATTCATACTGTTTAATAATTTTTCTTAATTCTTCTGCGTTACCGTTTTCTATGATTTTTTCTACGATTTCAAACATGTTTTCAGCTCCCAATTATTAAACTCGCATTTTCCTTACCAAATACATTGCAGAACACTTTGACAAGCTTTGTAGAAGGATTGTGTGTTCCCTGTTCAATACAAGCATAATGGCTAGTTGATACTCCAAGCATTTCTGCGACATCCTTCTGAGTAAGTCCCTTTGACGTTCTGAATGCTTTCAGTTCTGCTCTTTTCATTTTGTTCCCCCTTTCTGTTCTTACATTATAAACCCTTTTCATCATAAGTTGATTATTTTCGCTAAGTTTATGAAAAATGTTGCTACTAGATCATTAAATTTAACTTAACGCCTATTTTTCTACTTTATAGCCACCTAACTCAAATCATCATTTCTCGAATAGTTGTAAAATGATCTTAAAAGGTCAGGTGAGTGCTATGATAACTGAAAACCAGGTAAAAAACTATTTAAGATCTAAGGATAAGGATTATGTAAATAAGCTTATTGAATCATTATATGAACAGGATGATGAAGACATTGATCCATCTCATAAGGCATGCCCTATATGTGGTTCAGTTCATTTCAAGAAGAATGGAAAAGATAAGAACGGACATCAGAGATATATCTGTCTTGACTGTCACAAGTCTTTTAGTGATAGAACCAACACCTTATTCTACTGGTCTCATTTTACTTTGGACCAGTGGCTTCACTTCATTGAACTGGAATTATATAAAATGCCTCTAGAGGGTGAGGCTCAAGTCTTGGAGACAAGCAAGACGACCTGCTTCTATATGCGTCATAAACTTTATCATGCAGCATCTGAAATCATGGGTCATCAGAAATTATCTGGTGAAGTTGAAATAGATACACAGTATAAAAGTATAAACCTAAAGGGAACACGTCCTCAAAATATGCCTAGATACTCAAAGAAAAGAGGTAAACAGGCTGCATATAGAGGAATATCTCATCACAAGGTTGCCATTGTCTGTGCTACAGATGAAAATGATCATATGATGATGCAGGTATCAGGTCTTGGAAGTGAGTCATTCGATAAATATAAAGCGAATAAAGACTACTTTAAGGATGTGGAAGAGTTCATATCAGATTCAAAGGCAAGCATACAGCAGTTTGCCAACTATCTTGAAGCAGTAAACAATAAGATAAAGACATCTCCTTTAGAGAAGAGATATCTTACTGATGATGGTAAATCATTAGGAGCTGTCAATGAGATGATGACAGAAGTAAGCTCAATGATACAGACAACAAGAGGAGTTGGAACCAGATACATACAAGGTTATCTAGATTTCCTGCTTCTTAAGAAGCAGGCTAAGTATACATTCAAGAGAAAGGAAATGGCATCTGAGATTCTAAGAATGATGATGGATACTGAGGCTTTCAGTAATGAAATGGTAAGAGCTACACCTATGCCTATTTCACTTAAGGAAGCATATTACGAATATCGTTATGGTATATTCGCTGAATAAGATTACTCAAAGCAACAATTTTCTTAAATTGAGCGATTATTTTTTATTGTTTCAAATAGCAACGTTATGATATCATCGAAATATAAACTTTTTTAGGTGGTGTAAAAACATGATTAACAATAAGTCAATAGGAAGGAAACTCAAAGAACTACGTACCTCACGTGATCTTAAACAGTCTGAGCTTGCTGAACTTGTCGGACTTTCAAGACCTGCAATATCAAATATTGAGTCTGGAAAACGTTCCTTGACTCTTTCAACTCTGAAACGTTTTTGTGAAGTTTACGGCATCGACATTTCATATTTTGACATTGATACGTCAAGCTACGATGAAGCGACAGACCTCACACTGCGCATCGAGTCTCTGTTTCATGATCTTCCTGAACCTGAGAAGGATGAACTGTATCTGAAGATAATGAAACTGTACCTTGACAGCAAGAATGTTTCTGATTGAAACCATCTGTCGAAAAAAAAGAGTTGTCTAACTCATATTCAATTTTGAGATTCTCCTGTTCAGCATAAAGATTAAACAGCAACGAATATATTTTTTCTGCGTCCATATTTTCACCGCCTCATCGGCTAGTATGGACTGCTTTTTTTATTTTCAATCAATCGGAGGTATTTTTTATGAGAAAAAAACTGCGAGTGGCAGGATATGCTCGTGTTTCAACAGATGAACAAAAAAAATATGGATACTCAATACAGGCACAAGTGGAAACTCCAATTACGCCGAGCCATACATCACGAAAGAAACATACAATGCCGTTCAGACTGCATTACAAGCCAATATACGCACAGGAATACAACGCCATGTATATTTATTCACTGGACTGTTAAGATGCCCAGAATGCCGTTCTAAACTTGTTGGAGTGAGCCATCCAAAAGGTGGCAAGCGATATTATTACTATAGATGTAACAATGCCCACTCGGTGCATACATGCACGCATAAAAAGCACTATGCAGAACTTGCAACGGAAAAATATCTGCTGTCTAACCTTGATGATCTTTTGAAAAACCATATAGCCACAATATCAAGCATCACATCTGAAACAAAAGACACAACTGAAAAAGAATTAAAAGAACTAAGAAAAGAGCTTGATAATCTGAATTATATTTTTATCAAAAAGCGTATGCCTGTAAGCACCTATGAACGTCTATATGCAGAAACAGAAGACAAAATAAAAAGGCTTGAATCTTTCAAACCTCAAAGCACTGATCATCTTAACCAATTTTTGAACAGCGGTTGGCGCTCAATATATGACAACCTCACGCGTGAGAACAAGCGCACGCTATGGCGCAATGTTCTTGATTCTGTCCATGTTTCCCCTGATGGAATAGAAGTTTTCTTCAAGTAAAAAGCAGACATTTCTGCCTGCCCTTTACTAGGAGAATTTATGACCAATGTAAGCCACATCTATAATATACATCAATCAATCACCGAATGCAAACGGTGATTTTTTCTTTACTAAGATATGCTAACCTGTAGGCTATGACAAGTTAGTATAGAATTTTTCAAATAAAAAAACAGCCCGCCGAAAACCTCCGACAGGCTGAGAAAGGAATGCAGTGAACATGAAACACTGCACTCATAGTATATCATGATATCATTTAATAGCCAACCACTCTCGTTATAAAAATCGCATTTTCTGCTGAATATGTTGAGCCGTTGTTCTTAAGGATAATCTGGTAATTTTGACTGAATGTGATCATTGACCCAGACACACTAACAAGAGCGAACTTTGCATAGTCATAGTCTGCAATATAATGTATCGTACCTAAATGCACAAGTTTTCCGTTTGGACTGAATACCTTCACACTGCCACAAGCATTATCACCTGATGATCTGTAAAAGATTTCTAGATATGTGTAATTTTCTGCACTGTCTGACAACGTGACGGTTCCTGCTGTTCCGCTTGCGCTGTTATAAAGCACCTTGCCACTAAGGCACACGCCATTGACTTCAAAGCTGTTGTCATGCTTTGGAAAACAATTCACACCGAAGCTGTATTTTTTGATGTCAACATAAGCAATCGGAATCCCCTTCGGAAGAATCAGATTGTAGGTTGTATTGCCTAGCTTGTCTGCAATATTAATCTGCACGTTCCACTCATACTCGTTATCAGCTGTAAAATTCGCATCGGTGTTATCCTGAATTGTCGTGTAAGTGCTATATGTGCTGTTTGCAACCTTCTTCGTGCGGTACTTAATCGTTACCTCATTTTTTCCGCCTATTGATGAATAATTCGCATTGACATTCAAGATGCTTTCTGAATAATAATTGCTTTTGCGGTTCAGCTTGATGATTGCACTTGGCAATATCCAGTCATACACAAGCACCGTGATTTCACTGATGCCCTCGTTTCCCCTCGAATCAACGATTTTAACGGTCACTTCAGTGTCGTGTGATATATTTACCACACCGACATTGATTGTGCCTGTAGAGCCACTTAAAGTGCCTGTATAAGCATTTCCATTCACCACGGCAGTAATTGTTTTCAACGTGGCACTATTTAATGCCTGCGCATTGTTTACGCTGATTTTCAATGTCGAGTTATTTCTGATGATATACTGATTGTCACCAGTGATTGCAACTGTTTTAGAATTTGAATCCTCATATTCAACATTAAATGTAGGATTAGAATTTACAACGTGCGCAATGATTGTACAGCTTGACGTACCTATAATCGCACTGCCACTATACGTTGTGACAGCGATCTCTCCAATCATAGAATTGCTGTTTGGCATTTGTGCATAAAGATTAGATGCAATCCTGTCTGTATCAAGAGAAATATTATCCGTTACACCTGTGCCGATGGTGTAACTATATGAACCAAGCTTCAGCACAACTGTATGAGTAAATACTGATGATTTTCGGTTCATGTGAACAACAATAGTATCGCCAATATTAAAGTTTGGAGAATTGTTCGGCCATGTATTTAAACTTGGCTTTGAGGCTCTGTCAATGTCTGGAAGGCTCCAACTTCCAGAACCTTTGCAGTTTACAGCCGAAGTATAAATTGCACATTCTGCATACGCTGAAAAACTCTTTGAACCGTTGGTATCATGACCAATCGCAAACTTTCCAGATGCCACAACCGTTCCAGTGTATAACTTAATTCTTGTGTTTGACTGATAAACTGTAGTCCCATTTATAACGCACTTGAAAGGGCCCGCCATGTACCAATATCCAGATTTTATTCCTGCACCCTTTAATGTCCATGTGATAACAGACTGATTGTTGACGATGTTTTGGTTTTTCAACATCCAATCGAACTGTAGGCACGCGCCTTCGTATGCTGATGTTTTGAATGTTCCTGATGTAGCCATATTATACTCCCACTATTCCGATACCATCATTTGTAACAGTATCGCCATCTTTTACAGTGATTGAAATAAATCTCGCCTTGTTGCATAACGTGATTTCTTCCTCAATAACAGATTTTTTCTGGTGAAACTCGTCTCCAGAAACCCAGAATGTTTTTGCACCCGTGCGGTCATATCCTGCAAAGCCAACTGAATTATTGACTACAAGATATGAGCCGTCAAGCCCATACATAATCAGACCGTTTTTGTCCAGTTTTGCAATCAGATTGTTTGCTTCATCGTATACCTCAATCTGTCCGTTCTGGTTAAGGTTAGAACCAAGTTTTAATGTTCCACCTTTGATCATGTCAGCAACTAAATTTATAACGTTGATATGTTGCATATTTAGCACATTATCAATCGTCCATGCACTCTCGAATGTTCCATTGATTCCAGTGCTTGAAAACCCAATACCACCGCTATTGATCATAATAACGTTATGTGCTTCTTCCTTTGGTAATGCATCAACCACAAGAATCTTGTCACCTTCATAAACTACATACGAACTGTCAAGCATACCAAGTATTGATTCCTGTGCCTGCTGAATTGCATCTGAGAATACCACCTGTAAGTTTGCATTGTTTTGTTCCACGCTCTGTTGAATTGTTGAACTTACTGTTCCCATAAGACCAGATACTTTCTGCTTAAAATTTCCAAATTCAAGCTCCGTATACTTGCCTAAAATGCAATCATAGTCATACGAAATAACATGCGTTGTAATATCCACGCCCATTGGTTCGTCAATGACTTCGATTGTATCGCCTATATCGGTCAGCTTTTCAACGTTTGCTTTTAAGGTGTAATTCACTTTTGGCGTGCAATTTTCATCAACATATGCCTGCCCCTGCTTTCTCAAATCCTCAACCAGTGCGTTATTGTATGCCACTTCATCAAGATTGCCGTCTGCGTCTTTGTACAGGTCTTGGTCAATATTTTGATTGAAAGACACGACTTTTGTAAATGGAATGTCATATTGCGTCTTGCTGTAAAGATAGACTTCATCCAACATCAAGCCATCTTTGCCGACTGGCATGAGCTTTGTGACTACATCATCCCAGTTCGCTGTACATGTCATTTCCTTCAGATTCTTTTTGTACCGTACAGTCACACCGTTATCTCGTCCAATCGTGCTCATGATTCCGAACCTGTAATTGTCACGCAAAAAGTGTCCGCCCCAACGTTCCAGAACCGTGCTAAAAGCGTCATACAGCGATGTTCTTACACATCTGTATGAATTTACCATGGCAATGTCAGATACCACCTGAAACGGGCTAGGATTGTCCGTAGCCCTATTCAGATGATCCATCGCATCATTACAATTTTTATCAACAACATAACTATCTGCAATCACATAGTTTTCTGAATCATATGAGATATGCGGTGCTTTGATTGTGATCTTGTGTTTTGTCTTTTCTGGATTCTTAATGCGGAATGCCTGTGCGCCTTGTGGCGTATCTGCAACGATGATTCTATTTGCTGTCAGAATATCAACATATGATATATCTGCCTCAATATTCAAATAGAATTTTCCGTTGTCTTCTTTATGCACTTTTGCCTTGAATGGTTGGATAACCGCATCACCATTTGACGTAAATATTCTATCGTTAGGAGAAAATACTCTAATCATTTAGCTCCTCCTTTCTTAGCATGTTATGCCGTTCTCTTCCACATATAAACTGCCAAATATGGTGGCATATTGTTATGTTTTCCATCTCCGCCTGTGAGTCCAGTTCTGTTGCCATCTTCATTTTTAGTTGCTCTTATGTTAGGCACGATATTAGTATATTCCTCGTTAATTACAGGCTTAGCACCCATATTGCTTTTTATCATAACAGCGTTTTTGTTAACAACCAAAGTATAGTCGTGTGTATCATGATTATGCTCAGGCATTTCGGTAGTGTTTAATTGATGTCGGTATTCACCACCTGTTTCACCACCTTCAAAGTTTGGGTCTCCATGCCCAAGATTGCCATATGCTTCATTAGTGTTTATCTCTGTATTTGTTCCTGCACCAATTAAGAAACGTCCTTTCAGCCTTTCCCACGTACCGCCAAACAGTGTTGATGGTTCAGTACTATTTACGCTCATGTAAATAGAGCCAACTGGATAAGTACTGTCAAGTAGGTTTTCAATGCTTCCAGTTTTACCATTCTTTACAGAAAAGTTTGATGTTGTTCCATCATTATATGTAATCGTGTATGTATCTAATAATCCAATTGTGGATGTCTTAGCAATTGATATAATGCCTTTTCCGTTGCTTACTGTAAATGATTTTTTAGCTCCATCTGTAAGTGTGATTTCGTAAGTATCAGTCAGCCCGCTTGTGCTAGTTTTTTTGATTCCCTCGATGCTCTGCCCTTTCTGACCTTTAAGCATCAATGTTTTTACTATTGGTTTTATGAAATATCCGCTCATATTATCACATCCCTTTCGGATCTTCTTCCTTATTAACATCCATCAGCTCATTGTACTGTTCTTCTGTGATTCTTCCACATGCAAAGAATACATCAATCTTATTTTTTAAATCATCTGTCAGTCCGTTTCTTTCTTTTAATTTTAATAAAGTTTTAAATAACATCTTCTATACCTCCAATTCTGTTAATGTTACTGCGTACTCGGTATTACCAATATAACTTACACCTATTTTTATTAAAGTGTCGCCCTGTGTGTATGGGGTGTTTTTTCCTTTCTGTAGTGAGTATCGCAAGCCACCTTCGTTAGAGTATGTGGCTTTTACTTTAAAAGAAAGAGTATAAGTTTCTCCGACTTCTGTTGGAATATTTAGAACTGTACTAGTATCGCCATTAGTAACTATTACACCGTTTTCAATCCTTTTGACGTTTGCTCCAAAATTATTACTGTTTGTATAATCGAATATGTTTTTTCCTATTGTCGTAAACTGCTCTGACTTGCCATAAATAAGCATATCCATAATTTTGCCGTTGTCAGAATCAGTGATGTGAGTTTCTCCAAGATTGCCAGCATAGAATTTAGTAATCTTTTTGTCTGATAATTCAGAAATAGCTTTTTTTTGATTCACTAAAGCATCATTTAGTTTACTAATTGTTTCAGTTGAATTTTGTAAATTGTTGGCATATTCCTCGGCTTTAGTTTCAGATGCTTTAGCATTTACTGCACTTGCTTCAGCTTCTTTCGCACTGTTAGATGCATTTGTTTCTGATGATTTTGCATTCGTCTCATACTCTTTTGCTTTTGTAGCTGATGCACTTGCTTCTGTAGCCTTAGATGTTGCAGTATCTGCACTTGTACTTGCACTGGTTGCACTCTCTTGTGCATTTGTAGCACTCTGACTTGCATTTGTTGCTGACTGTGCTGATGCACTTGCACTTGTACTTGCATTGCTTGCACTTTCGCTTGCAGAAATTGATGCTTCGCTTGCACTCTGTGCTGATGCACTTGCATTTGTACTAGCACTAGTTGCAATCTTGCTTGCACTGGTTGCAGATGCTTCTAATGTGCGGATATTTTCAAATTCTTTGCCGAGAATTGCTGTAGTCTCAAGTGTTTCGCCATTATCAAGAGTAAACAGTAGTGAGTAGTCGTCACGCAGTTCAACTGACCTAATACCAGTACCTTGCTCGCCTTTTTCGCCACGGATTGGCGGTGTATGGAAATGCATCCCATTTTCTATTGTTATAGTTAAAGTATAATCATCATTCATCTGAATATTTGAAATACCGTACCCTGTATCGCCTTTCTGGCCTTTCAGCATCAATGTCTTAACTCTATAATATTTGCTCATCTTGTCACATCACTTTCTATCTTTAAAGCTCCATTAAGAATGGTAAATACATCCCCATTCAGTTCGATTTGCAAGTCATAATAATACATTCCTATCTCAAGATTTTTCGTGTCCTCTGGAGCAACACGAACAACGTAATACAGTTTTGTGCCGTCCTGTTTTGAAAAGTTGATTCCATTTTCTAATTCCTTATGAAACACTACATCATCATCGTCAAGATTCGTTTTGCATGTAAAATCTGCCTTTTCTAATTTCTGCGGTGCTTCGTCAAACTCAACTTCAAAAGCAAAGCTTAACGTATCACCCCTAATCATTTCAAAATTTGTTTTCATTATATCCACCTCGATAGTTTTTCAAACGCAATATATGTCAATGCTCCATCCCATGATACGGAGTTAGGCCCAATTTTAAGAACAAACTTGTCATAATCACCGACAACGTATCGGTTCATCAATACATCATTATTGTAAGCCTCAAGCCTTCCTGTATCTATAGTGATGGAATTTGTCGTAGTCAAGTCAATGCGGAATAACTGCACGCCATTCAACGACAGATTGATAATCCCAGAACCTTCAATATGAATAACTGGTTTCGATACATAATTGCCGTTGTTTCTTACTGTGATAGCACTTGTCGGATTGCTGAACACCTTCAGCTTTTCGATACTGCTGTATTTGAATGGCTGTACATGATACGTGATCTCAGCCGTTCTGAACCTCATAAGTCGTTCATAATCAATCGCATCAAGAATGTCGTACACGTAGTATTTTTCTGGTTCATTTGAAAATATTACCGTTCCGCTTGAATTGAAATACGTAATAATATCATCAATGTCATAATCTCCAAACAGACCGATTTTCATTTTTTTGTCATAGGCTGAATATCCAAGCCTTGTGATCACATCACCGTCACGACCGTCTATCTGCTCAATACTTGTACGCATCAAAGGCTTTGTAATCGGTGGTAATTCCTGTATCAGCAATCCTTTTAAATATCGGCTGTCTTTTCCATTTTGAATAACGTAATTTCTCATATTTCCACCGCCTTAGGTATAAATCAGTTTTGTAACAGTTTTATCAACGAAATGGCCCATTTCTTCATCGTCCATCTCGATTTTGACCTGTGATAGTGCATCCTTGAATGCTTCAACCATGTTGTTATAGTTTCCACCACTTGCCGAAACACTGCCATTTACATTGAATGCGTCAGACATTCCACTCGCCAATGCTTCTGTCTGACTGATAAGCTCAGGGCTTGCCTTTCTTAAAGAATCGCTCAATCCATCAACCATGTCAGGCATCCAGCTTTCGTATTCAGCAAGAGGTCCTTCATCAGGTCTTGAGAAATGAAGGAAAGACTTGATTTTATTTGCAAGATCTCTGACTGCACTTGTGACTTTATGGATTGCACTCCTGATGCCGTTTGCTATACCCTGAACCATATCAACACCCCAGTTATACAACTGACTCGGAAGACTTCTGATTTTCCCGACAATGTTATTTACAAGTCCAGATGCGGCATTTGCTCCTGCTTGTGCCAACTGTCTCGCAAAATTCCATGCGTTATTCAATGTACTTGACAACCAATTCCATACAGCAGACGGAAGACCACGGATGAATGATACAACCCTGCCAACAAAATTAGAACCTGCTTCAGAAGCCCTAGAAACCATGTTAGAAGCCCAATTCTGTACGTTACTTATAACTCCACCAAGGAATGCTCCAATACGCCCAGGAAGGGCCTGAAACCACGATATGAGGTTGTCTATGAATCCACCTACCGATTTAATTGCATTTCCGACCGTGTCCTTGAATGCATTCCACACGCTTATAACGGCATTACGGAATCCTTCGTTGGTATTCCATAATGTGACGATTGTTGCTATTAGTCCTGCAAGCAACGTTGCAACGAGCATAATCGGATTGGCATTCATCACACCATTTAGCAATGCCTGTGCAACAGATGCGCCCTCATTAGCAACCTGAAATGCTTTAACTGCTCCAACCACGCCGTTAATCATGCTTGCAACTTTCCACGTTAACATAGCGGTACCAATGCCAGCAACAAGTGAAATGATCGTATCGCCATTGTCCATGATGAATCCGAATAAATCACCAATGCCAGAAATAAGATCATCAATGACAGAAACAACAGAATCAATATCCATATTGTCGATTGCATTTGTGATGTTTGGTATCCACTCGTCAGCGGCCTTTTGAAGAATCGGCTGTAATGCTTCACCAAGTTTGGAATTGATTGTATCGCTCAATGTCGAAAGTCTGCCATCCAAAGTCTGAGACTGTGCATCCATTGACTTAAAGTATTTGCCACCTTCAGACGTTGATCGCTTCATTGACTCTGTGATTTCATCCACCGACATTTTGCCTTTTGATATTCTGTCATAAAGGCTTTGCATACTTTCTCCTGTATGTTCTGAGATCTCCTGCAACGGGTTGAATCCTGCATCAATCATCATGTTGATGTCTTCAAGCGATACTTTCTGCGCTGAGCTCATTTTCCCATATGCTCTCGTAATAGTGTCCAGCTTATCAGCATTCCCCTGTGAAATATCGCCAAGCATCATCATACTATCGACAGCATCATCAGCATTAAAACCAAAGTTCATCAGTAAAGATGTTGCATCTGCCAACTGTGGCATATCAAATGGCGTTGTTGCTCCAATATCAGAAAGCTTTTTGACTGTCTCACTTGCCTTGTCCGCTGAACCTGTCATGACCGTAAACGATGTAGTGTAATACTCCATGGACTTCTGATAGTCAACCGCACCACCTACAAGATTCTTGAATCCATCAACAACCTTGCTTATTGCCTGTGATGCAAGATTAGCCATCGTACCTTTTAATACTGTAAAACCATCATTAAGGTTTTTCGATGCACCATCAGCATCACCCATCTTTTTCGACAGATCATCAACCTGTTTTGCACTTCCATCAGATTCTTTGCCGAGATTGTCAATCTCTTTTGTGGTCTTGATAACGTCAGCTTTGGCATTGTTCATCTGCACTGCAAGCTGTGATAGTGATTTCTTGTTTTTGTCCTGAGCCGTTGTACTTTCGTCATACTGCTTTTGAAGATCATCAACAGCCTTTTTCTGCTCTTCGTATTCTTTGCTGTTTTTGCCACACTGTGCTTCGATGCTTGCTAACTTTCCTTTTGCATCTTCAAGCTTTTCACCGAGTTGCATATGCTCATTCGCTGACTGCTTAACAGCATCATAATACTGCTTATACTGGTCAGATACTAACTTCAGCTTTGCCTTCTGCTCTTCAAGGCGGTTGTTCAGTACGCCACTCTTGGCTGTCAATGCTTCGGTGCTTGTGTCGTTCTTATCGTATGTACTCGTGACAATCTTCATTTCTGAAGTTACTTCACGCAAATTCTGTGTAATCTGTCTCAATGCACGTCTGTATTCACTTTCTCCTTGAAGTTTAATTGTTCCACCAAGTGCCATATACACTCCTCCTTTCTAGAACCAGTCGTCCTCATGCTGTGATTTTTCATATGCTTTTGCGTATGTTGTTCCTGTCTTTTCAGACATCAGTTCAAAATCAAAATCGTCCTTGTAATGCTTGTAAAACAGATTGAAAGTTGTCAGTGTCAATCTGCCAACCTCATGAAATGTAAAACCGAGCTTGTTACGCCCGATGAAATAGAACCATGTAAAGTCTATTGGCTCTGGTTCATCTTCATCGGGTATTATGCGTTTTTTTCGGCACTCTTAGTGCTGTCAACGACAACACCGTTCATCAGCTGTGCGGATGATTTCAAACCAATTTCCGTGATCATTCTGCCTACCTGCTTTTTAGTAAGCATCTTTTCTTCTGTACCATTTTCTTCGTTATCTATGTCAATTCCTTCATTCAGCATTGCCGTGATTCCAAAGATAACTGCCTTTGCGTTTGGCTCACCATTGTTTTTTGCACCATCTGTGAGTTTGCCCCAGTATTCAAGTGTTCTGTACTTATCTTGAATAACTTGCATCACGTTCAGATTGAAAACTAGCTTGTATTTCTTCCCTTTGTATTCAAGTGTCTTTGAGATTTCCTTCATGTTTTATCCTCCAAATAAAATAAGACAGGGACTAACCCTGTCTTGAATATTCTTTTAGGCTGTCTTTGCCATCAGTCCTTCAAGATATGTGACAGCTTCAGTCTTTGTATCAAACGTTTTAGATTTTGACCATGTGCCATCTGCCAATGTCGCCACTGTTCCTGCAAGTTCAGTTGTACTGAACGATACGCTTTCACCCTTTGTAGAATCATTCTGTGACGGTTCTGAGAACTTGACCTTGCACAAGAATTCTACTGTGTACTTGTAAGCTCCATTCACCATTTTTGTAACAATTCTTCCGAAACCAACATATGGCGCAACATCATTTGCATTTCTGACAAGCTCTGCACCTTCTTCTGAAACCGTATGTCCTAGAAGATCTGCCATAGTTTGCACATCCTCATTGTCGATTTCTACTGTAACAGAACCTTTCTGGAAAGATGTATCGCTCTCAGCCAATGCATCATCGGCATACAAAGACGCATCATTATTGCTGATATCCACCTTACAGGAAATAGCCTTGGCTGGCTTTTTCGCGCCATCATAACTTGCTTTACCTTCCGATTCCGTAAGTTTTGAATATCGGAAGTTATTTAAACCAATTTTAGCCATTATTCGCTCCTTTCAATTGAAAAACATAATGTCTTGTGATAATACTTCGTATCATCCTCATACATATCTTCAGATGATCTGTCAGGTTGCCACATAAACCCAACGCTCGTAAGCAATCCCTTTAGCGCCTTGATAATCGGCCTGTAATTGCCTTTTGTGTAAATATCAAAGTCATAATATTCAACGTAGTTCAGCAGTTCATCATCACCATGTAACACGCTGTCCGCATCTATCATCATGTAAGTGATGTATGTTTCCGAACTTCCATTGTATCGTAAGAACTTGACTTGAATTTTTTTGCCGTTGACTGTAAAGCCACTCAATGTTTTTTCAATGAGGTTATTCATCCAACAGTCCCCCGCTCAATTTTTTCTGAGCATCTTCCATGGCTTTCATAATCTGTGACTTTTTGAAAGACTTTCGGAAAAAAGGATGCTTTGGATAGTTCCTTTTGTCACTGCCATACTCAAACATGTTAGCAACAAGTGGTGCAGGTGTTTTTCGCCCGTCCTCATTGATAAAATATCCTGTAATCATGACTTTCGTGTTGATACCATCATCTGTCGGTGTTTTGTATATCTTTGAAATCTTTACGTTTTCACTTGACAGCGATTTTTTCAATGCACTAGGCATGCTGTTTTTCACGTTGTTCATGACAACTTTGGCGGCTTCCTGCGTCATGCCACCGAATATACGTTCAAAGTCTTTGTCGATGTAAGATATATCCTTCAGCACGCTTTCATCAATATCAGCCGTGAATTTTGCCATCAGTGAGTCACTTCCTTTGCCTGAATTTCTAATTCTACGCTGTCTTCATCAACGTTGTTCAGATACTCAATCGTATATGTCTTGCCGTGGAACTCAATCAGCATATCCCTTGTAATTTCTGTTTTCGGATAACGAATTGTGAAGTTGGTGTATGCTTTCTCAAAATCAGAATTGTTGGCAATCAACGTGAATCCCTTTGTCGTCCTCACGTATGCATACGGTGTAAGAATTACCTTCTTCTGTTCTGTCTGAAAACCATCATCATCTGTCACAATCACCGTTTTGTAAATTGTGATTTTCTTTGAATACTTCCCTGCGTTTAACATATTTCCTACCTCACAACAGATTCACACTGTGCATTGCGAGAATACTCTGCACCGTGTTGTTCAGGTCTTTACTGTCAACATACATCGTTCTGTTATCCCACATATCCTGGCAAAGAATAAGCACCACAATCACAAATTCAGGATATTTGTCAACGCTAGCATCGTCAAGTCCTGTATAACTCTTGATATATGAGATTGCAATAGAAATAAGCGTGGTCAATGTATTTATTTCGCTGTCATTTACTTCGTCCAGTCTCAAATAATCTGCAACGCTTTCTTCTGTAATATCACTAACCTTGTTTACTTCCATATTGCTCACCCCTTTCTAATGATTTATGAACCCTTCATAACAAGTTTTGCAAGCTTCTGAGTGTCTGCAACCTTTGCATCCCATTCAACAAAAGCTAGAATTCCAAGTAAATGTTCTTCTGCATATCTTTCCTGCAATACCTGCATGTTAGCATTTTCTGAAACCTTCACTGCAAGACCAGAGAAGTCACCGTAATAGATTGCTGTTTTTCCTGCAAGCATCTTTTCCATCGCATCAGAGCAATAAACGTCCTTGCCGAGAAGTGTATAGCCCCACTTTGCTGTAAAATCACGGTTTAGTAGATAATCGCCTTCATTATCCTTCAGCTTTCTGATTGCATTTCGTGTTTCACGATTCATGATCCAAACAGAATTACCCTGATAGTTGTCGATTACTTTGTCCTGCAAATCCATCAACTCGTCAGATGTAATCTTTGTAGCTGTGGCAGTTGTAACAGTCATATCTCCTGTAATGCCTTTTAAACCTTCAACCTTTCCTACTGTACCGAATAGAATCTCATGTTCGAAATACAGTGCGATTGCCTGTGCCATTTTTGCTTCAACAAATCCCACAATATCGAAATTGGAGTTGTTGATAAGACTCTTTGAGATTTTTGCAAGGCAACGTGCAAGGAATCCGCCAAGCGTAATCTGACTGATAACAACTTTTCCAGATTCTGCTGTTGTTCCTTCATCTGCATACTGCATCACGATAGAACTGTTCTGTGCATCATACTTTGGTAATACTAGATTACCAGTGATGTTATAGCGGTCTGCCATAGAGAACACAGGTGAGATTTCGATAACTTGAGAAATGATTTCATTCCATACTGTTGTCGGAATAAGTGTCTTTGCATCAGCAGGCATTGTTGGTGTGTCCGTATTCACAATGCCACGAATTGCATTCTCGAATGTTTTGTGATCTCTTTCTTCATTTGTCATTTCAACAGGTGCGCTCAGTACTGGCTTCATGCCAAGCCCAGCCATCTGGTCATACATGGCAACAGTTGCATCAATGTCCTTTACCTCTTTTTCAAGGTCTGCAAACTGCTTCTTTTCGTCTTCAGATGGCAATCTGTTTTCTGCTTTTGCAGTTGTTAGCAGGTTTTCCATCTGAACGACTTTTGCGTTTCGATTTTCGATAAGCTCTTTTACGTTCATTTCTTCGCCCCTCCGTCTTTCTTTAAAGAACTAATAATATTGTCGTATGCTGAATAATCAAGCACGCGATCCTCAACAGGCTTTTTAGTCTGTTTTGGCTTTCTTAATGCATCTGGAACATGCTTATAATTTCTAAACAAGTCCGTTGCACATGCCTGTACATCCTTCACACTGTCCAATGCGTTGACATTGAAATAATTCCCGATGTACATATCATCATCTGCATTGCCATTGAACCACGATTCGTTGTCAACTAGCTCTGCGATCTTTTCTGCTGTGATTCCTTCTTTTGCCTTTGCTTCATACATTGGCAACATCATTCCGCTTTCAATCAGATTTAATGTGTCAATGTTATGCTGTAACTCGTTAGCATTTCCAAATGCATACGTCATTGGCTTGTGGATCATCAGCACAGAATTTTTGTAAATGTTGATATCATCTGCAACCATGGCAAGATACGTTGCGGCACTTGCACACATTCCATCAATATATGCATGAATCTTCGCTCCTGTGTTCTGCCTGAATCTCTTCAGCATACTGACCATTGCAGAACTTGCAAACACTGAGCCACCGCCACTATTGATGTAGATATTAAAATCTGTCACTCCTGTTAGACTGTCAATCTCTGCCTTGAATGTGTTTGTGTCAATTGCTGTTTCTGATTTATCACCAAACCAGTCTGGCACGTTTTCATCAACGATATCGCCATAAATATAAAAATCAGCGCTTGTTTTCGCCAGATTCTTCAAGTACTTGTAATTCATCATCTGCCCCCTTTTCAGTTTCTTCAACTTTCTCAGCCGTTTCTTCTTCTGTTCCACCTGTCACCTGTCCAGTGTTTGGCGTGTAATAAATTCCTGTGTTGGTGTCATACAATACTGCGCCAAGTCCAACATTGATCACGTCCATGCCCTCAATGTAATTGAGATTTTCCATTCGGCGCAACTCATTGATAGTCATAAGTCCTGTTTCTTTTGCAACCTTGTAAGCGTCGAATCTTTCCTTGATGCTTGCTTTCACAATTTCTTTCGTATCAAATTCAAAGAAGAAGTTTCGTTTTTCTTTTTCTAACAGCAGTGTGCTGTTTATAGCTGTCTCAAATGCTTTAATAATCGGATATATCGCTTCCTTGAATGTCAGGTTGAAGTCACTGTGAATATGGAATACTCCATTTATTTCATCCTGCAAAGTCTTCTTGCTCTCATTCAACTGCATTTCAACTGAACTATTTGACGACTCCTGAAACTTGATGCCGTTGTTTAGAACCATGATGGATTCGGTGTTGTTGGCGTATAACCTCTTCCATGCTTCTTTGAGCTTGTCCTCTTCTTCTTGTCCAAGCCTACGCTCTGCCTGTAAGAATCCTTTTTTATTACCACCTGTCAGAACCAGTCCAAGCTGATATACCAACGTACTGTATGCCGTTTCAAGGGCCTTTGAGATTTCTTCAGTCAATCCCTTTCCGCTTGCTCCATCTTTGGTGTTCCTCAACAACTTGACCATGTTCCATGGATATATTTTATTTGTCCCAACATAGAACTGTACGAAACGGTTCATCGGGTCGGAATTTGACCACACAGTGACGTTCATATCTGGAATATATTTCAGCGCCGTTACGTTGTTCTGTCTGTCTCTTTGGATAAAACAATATCCACCCTTGCCGAGTAAGTAATCCTCGACCATGGCTTTTTTTGTCTGAAACCCGTCAAGCGTGTTTCCAGTGTCGCCATTAAGCATTCGTACACGGCTGTCTCTCTGCACTTCTTCAACTTTGCCGTTCTTGTACTTGTAAAGCTTCACAGGCATGGATGCAATCGAACCGCTGATAAAGTCAACGGCACCTGATACGGCAGGAAGTGTCAGAGCCTTATCTCTTGTGATGGTCTCATGATTAAGCAATGCCGACAACAGCACATCGTCAAGCTGAACACTTTGATCGTTAAGATTTATTTTGTTCTTGATTCTTTTCTTAAATAGTGCCACTCTCGTTACCGCCCCTCGTTAGTATTTTCTATTTGAAACATTTTTACACACACATATTAGCATAAATGCACGTTTTTAGCAATTAAATCATCTGGAATGTGAAGTCACCTTCATTCAAGAAATAATCCTGTTCTAGAAGGTAAATCGCATTGATAAGTGATACAACCATATCAACCTTGCCGTTGCTCTTTTTCTTGCTGACATACATATTTTTGTTGGTATCATAAGCACATTTAGCATTTTGAAAATTGATTTCAAGAAGTTTGTTTTCCGTGTATTTGAATTTCTGCGTAAGGATTGCCTCTTTCATCCTCTTTGTCGGAGAATGCAAGACACTTGAATACTGCTTTATCTGAACCGTGTTATAGCCCTCATTAGCCAATTTTTGCGCTGTGCTTAATGCATTCCACCTGTCATATCCAATCGCCTGAATTTGTACGTTATAACGGCTCTCAAGGCTCAATATGAACTGTTCAACAAACGCATAAGAAATAACTCTGTCACCACACGCAATCACCTTTCCACTCTTCAATAGTTCCTGATAGTTCACACGCTCTGATATGGTCTTTTCTGTGATTCTGTCTGATGGAATGAACGCAAAACTTTCTGCAAGAATGTTATCATCATCATCTACAGAAACCATGGCAACAGATGTATTATCGTTTGATTCTGAAAGGTCAACACCTAAATAAACAACCCTTCCAGACCAATCAATATCTGCAACCTTGCACGACTGAACATCTTTAACATCAATGAATGTTTCAGTTCCTTGCCCTTGATAAATGATATTGCAGTGCTTTGTAACAAAGTTCTCTCGCTCGTTCTCAATGGCAATGGCTCTTGCACGCTTCTTTATAAGATCATCCCAGATTTCAGGGATTTCCAATGATGCAGGATTCGCCTGCTTCAAAACAAGATTGTCTGTTTCCCAGTCTGATGTTTTGTCAGGTTCATATAGAAGTGCAAAAACAGTATCGTCTTTCTCAATACCATCAAGAACCTTCTTGGCATACGCGACCTCGTCCTCGAAAGGATTGTCGATTGTCGGATATTTTGTACTGATAACGAACCCTAGTTTGTTGACAACGTTTAGCTGTCCTGATCTCATGGCTTCGACAGGATAACCGTTCGGCAATGCTCCAACTTCATCTGCAATAAATGCGTTCGGCATACGTCCATCCATACGGTTGTTACTGTATGCTAACGGGATCAACGTGTTTTCGTTCGGTTTGAATTTGATGTAGTCCCTTAACAACTTGAAACGCTTTGTTCCTTTATATTCATAAATAAGCGGACTGCTTTTTATTGTGTCAGATATTGCTTCTTTTATTTCCCTTGACAATGCACCATCTGGCGCAACTGAAAAGAACTTTGAGAACCTAGGCTCAGTAAGAAACAGAATAATAAAGATTGTTCCGACTGTATATGTCTTGAAATTCTTTCTGCAAATTTCCAACAGCCCTGTCTCGTATCTGCGCTTTCTCGGTTTGTCACGATATACAGTGCATAGCATGGCTGTATAAATTAGCCATTGATACCCCGTAGCACACTTATACATAGACTGTCCTGCTTTCAATCCCTTCGGCATGATAAGCAGTTTCAGAATATTTTCAATCTGCTGAACCTTCTTTTCAGATACAAAGTACTTTGCGTTTTTTCCTTCTGCAATTCGCATCCAATCTCGCATCTGCTTTTTGACATATTTAGGAGTTGTTTTCTTCCTGATAGAGCTTTTGCAATATTCGTAAGCCTTACTGCTCGTCACTGCCATCATCGTCACCGCCATTAATGATCTTCATAAGCGGGTCTTCTTCTTTGGTTGTATCACCTACATTATAATTTTTAATGATCTTCATAAGAGTTGCGACTGTTCTATTTGCACTATCTGTTGTTGTATTATAATCTTTTACTGCTGGACTAGAATATAAATTTTTTCTACCTTTAACCTGTCTCTTATACACATCTGACGCTGCCGACGATCTTA